AGGTAGGTGTTAATCAACTTATTCATAATAGGAAGATACTGCTTGATGATTTTAGTTTTGATGCCAGTATCTTGAAGCATATTTCTGGATGCTTCGGCATAAGTTTTATCTTCTCGCAACTTAGATTTCAATTCGTCAAGAGTTACAATCTCTTCTTTCAACCTTTTCAAGTCAGTATGATCTGTATTCTCAACATGACCATTTTCTAAATGGTCTATTTCTGATTGCAGTATTGCATTGAATTTTTGTAGTTGAGACATGGAACTATTTTCTTTTGCAATCTCAACATTGTTTGATTGTATATTTTGGTTGATTTCATTGATTATGGCAATCTTTGCTTTGGTCGCATTCAATTCGTCTTTAAGGTCATTCATTCCTTTAGACAACTTATCGGCTTCAGTTTGCTTTTTGTCAACCATAGTAGATTTAAAAATCTCATCAATATGTTGTTGACATGTTGGGCAGTCCTCATTGGATTCAAAGAAACCAACAAGTCTGCTGTGTGCCCTATGTTTTTCTTTCAGTTGAGATTGAATATCCTTTAGCTTAGTATACTTCTCTTCAATCTTTGAGGCATTAAATATCTTCTCATGCATACCCTCAATGTCATCTTGAAAGTCAGCAATCTTTCTTTTTTTCTTAAATATCTCTTCTTCATTACCAGAAATTAAAGTTGTTTTTTCAATCAAAAGTTTTCTTTTGTTTTCCTGCAAGTCCTCAATATATTTTTCTTTCAAAGAAATCTTTTCTGTAGTTAGTTCAGCCTTGTAACGAATGTCCTTCATACTATCGTCAATCGTTTTTAGTTTCTGCTTGAGTATCATATTCATCAAAGAAAAGATTTGGATATCCAAAATCTCCTCAACAACATCTCTACGATGACGAGCCTTCAATTGCATGAAAGGAACAAATGTAGATGAACCAAGAATAACAACCTGTGTAAAACTACGATAGTTCAACTTTAGGATTTGTTGTTCCAGATACTTCTGGTAGTCTCTGGCATTCGCATCTTGATTATACATCTTACTATTGATGTAAATCTCAAACACATTTGGTTTGATGCCCCTAACCACTTTTACATTCTTACCACCAACCTTGAACTCTACTTCCACAATACATGTACTATCATTTACAGTGTTAAGAAGTTGTGGCTTATTGATGTTACGAAAAGGTTTACCGAACAACCCAAAGCATAGTGCGTCAAGCACAGTAGATTTCCCTGCGCCATTCTCACCAATAATGAGTGTAGTTGATTCCTTGTTTAATTGTATTTCGGTAAAGTTATTACCGGTGCTTAAAAAATTTTTCCATCTCACCACTTCAAAATTAATAATATCACTTACTCCCTCACCGTCTTAAAATGTATCATATTTAACTTTGTAACCCTTGTGTTGTGTATATATACCTTTTGCTACAGTACACATAGTTCCAGTATTCAAATCATTTTCTCTACAAAACTTACTAAGATTTCTTATTATAAAAACCTCACCATTTGGATTTGTGATAATGTAAGTTTTTGCGTGAGCTTCACCATTATTCTTTGCGTGTTCTGATGATTTTGGTTTACCCCGACTTGCTTTACTCATAAGATTTTTGGTGTATTCAGTATGTTTATGGTTCCAGAAAGGTTGTATTTCTGGACCTACAAATAACTTTTCTTCTGGGGGGATAATGTTTTCCATCTCTCTCAATCCGGGAAACAGGTTTGGTTCTGCGAGATAAATAGACATTGCTGATGCTCCTTCAAAGCGTTAGAGTAGGTGAGGATTGGCGTCCTGTGACCTACACTTCTATTTATAATCATTTAGATTTCTAAATCCTGTGCCTCTGTATATAAGGTTCTCATTGTATTCTTCAGTCTATCTTTACTTAGGTCTACGGGCAACTCGTCAATATATTTTTCCAGCAATGTCATCGTATCTTCTGAGTTCTCAACAATATCATCAGACACATTACTCGCATCCATCTCTGAGAAGTCTTCAACGATCTTAACATCATGACAGTCTGCGGCCAAGAGTTTATCTACGAATCTATCAAATTGATACAGGTCTTTTTTATTGACTACCACTAGCTTCACATACTTATTTTTGTATGCCGACATGTCATGATTGTCGTCAAACGCCGGCATCGTATCATCATAGTAAATCTTAGAGAAAATAGTACGAGGATTCACAATCCGTTCCAACTCTCTTTTCTCTGTATCGAACACATGGAATCCTTTTGGATCATTCCAATCATTCCAGTAAATCTGATATGGTGTGCCAAGATAAAACACTTGACCATCATCTGATTTGTGGTGGTAGTGACCACTCAGCACCATATCAAACCTTTTGAATTCTTGTTTGTCCCAGCCATTATCCATGACCATACCCTTCTGCATCTCAAAACCATTCAACTCCAAATGGCCCATGCAAACTTGAGCATCAGATGTTTTCAACAGGTTAGTGGTATGGGACATGTTATCTACATTAATCCAAGGAACAAACAGAATCTTACATCCATCAAACTCAACTTCAGTAGCTTCCTCATATACCTTAATATTCTCGTATCTACCGTCTACAAGTTCCTGTAGTGAGTTTACAGCGTTGGTGTTCTTATAAAAGGTGTCATGGTTCCCAACTAACATGTGAAAATTAATATTCTCAAATTGATTAATGAAACGCTCACGAAAATCCTTCGCAATACGATAAGACACATATTTCCTTCGGTCCATCACATCGCCAAGATGGATCACATCAGTTATACCGTGTTCCTTTAAGTATGGGAAAAATTGATTCTCGTAAAACTCGAAAAAATATTCATTGAAATTAGAATTATCATTTCTAGCTCCGAAAGTGCGTGTCAGTTACAAGTGCGATTTTCACTTTACTGAACTCCTTTCCATTGATGGGGATGGTCCATTCTTGCCAATCCTCTGTTCTGGGTCTAGACCCTTTTCATAATATTTTTTATACAGATGTTTAGAAACACCTGTTGCTTCTTTTAGCTCACGATAACCATAGTATATCACACCTTTATATTCAATGTCAAGAGTATTCACAATATCTTTTCCACTTAATCCATGCCGACCATTCTTCCTGGCATTCTCTGTCATAAGTTCCCTATTCTTCTCCCAAGTTTCTTTCATCTTGTTTGAATGGGATTTCCTACGGGCATCATTATCTTTCCATTGTTTCATTGATACTGCTTTACTGACATTTGCAACCCATGAGTCAGGGCGAGTTTTATGCCATTCTAATGCGAGTTCATTTACCAAACCCAAACCATTCTCAACAGCATCCTCTGGTATTTCTATTGGGCCCATATTCTTTAGTTCTTCTAACCAATCTATAGTAATCTCCTTTTATACTATTTATAAAAGTCATTACTTAGACCCAAATAACTTCAAGTATCTTTCTCCATGAAAATTTCCAAACCCTTCTTCTTAGCGGGTTCTTTTTTCTTTGGTTTATATACATCTTCTTCTGGTAGAAAATTAGATAGATTAAGACCATCAATTTGATATCTATTATTATCACCTTCCATAGTTGTAAAAGAAGTATATGCCTCTCGTTCAATCATTTTGTTTCTTATATGACTTTGTTTTTTCTCCTTTGCAATTCGTCTAAGAAAAGCGTAATAGATGATTTGTGTAAAGTATGCAAAAGGATTTTTGATTTTTCTGGATTAAAGTTCTTAACATATTGCAGACAGTTTTCAATACCATCTGAAACCATTTCATCTCTGTATGTATAATTAATGAAATTAGGTCTATATGCTAAATGAGTTGCAATCTTTAAAAAACATTCACCAATATAATTTGTCACTGGTGGCGATATTTTCTCTAATGCTTCTGCAACATCACAACTTTCTCTCCAATCAATCATAGCCTGTAAAAATTGTTTATTGTCAACATAGTGAACACTTTTCTTCTTTGCCATTTAAATCTCCAAATAATATACCTTATAATAATGCTTATAGCTATAAATGTCAAGTCTCTTTTAATATTTTCATTAGGGGTATTGACAAGTGGAAAAAAAAGGTGTATATTAAGTATGTGCTTTGGTCAATGAATAAGTTTAGAGTCTGATTTAGCTTCCATTAGGAGATCATCATACACCTCTTCATCATCTTCTGAAGTTATAGTTTCTTCATTATTCCAATCGGTATCCAACTTTCTTATCACATGTTCATAATATTTGGACAATCCAACAGATGCATCAGCAACAAGCACACATTGAAATTTAGGAATATTGAAATATTTTTGTTCAGTAAAGTGTTGAAGCCATGGGGATAAATTAAGTGTTTCTCCAGTGGGCGTTTTATTCTCGACATCCATTTTTAGTGGATTTATGATCTCATAATATTGTGAGCTTTCATTGCTCATTTCACAAACGATCATCTCATTATTGACAAGCTTTAAAATCTTATAGTTTTCTATGTTCATTTTAAATTTATCCTGTCTATTTTGTAATCGAAGTTCTGTTCTTGATATATATTTATGCGTTCTTTAAAGTGTCTTAAAGTGAAATTGATTTTAGAATCAAGGGAGAGATCGTCGGAGATATCATAGAGTCGTAAGATTTTGCCTCCCCCTGACTGCCGCAAGCCACGCCCAAGAGATTGAAGCACCCTGATTTTGCTTTTTGAGGGGCTTGCGAACACGATGTTGTGAATGTTACGAATATTAATACCAGTGCTGAAAGTCCCATAACTCGCAACAATGATGGCATCTTTTTCATTTTCTACAATCTCCCGTATCTCTTCTCTGGTGTCTGTATTGACACCCCCATAAACAAAGAAAACTTTCCTGTCTTTGTATTTATCATTTATAATATCGTATAAAACTTTACCATGTTTCTCTACGAACTGAAAAAGGCAGAGAGTGTTGCCATTGCAATAACCCATAAGGTTGCATAGAAAAGTATTCCTTTCAGCCTTAGTGACGATGTATTCGAGTTCAGCAGCATATTCAAAGTCCTTTACTATTTGTCTATCCTCATCAGGATATTTTAAAACTATACATTTAATTTCTAAATCAGCTAATGTTTTATTATCAATTAGTTCCTTAGTTGTTATAACATATTTTGCTTTACCTAATAACCCTTCCAACACCAACCTATGTGTTTGAGTCCCATCCAATGTACCTGTCAATCCAAAACGATACTTGCAAGTATCAAGTTTTGTTAGAATACCTGTAAGTGACTTTGCTTTGAATAAATGTGCTTCATCACCGAACACCGCACCAAACTGTCTAAAGTATTGTCTAGGCATTCTATGAACAGATTGCCAAGTAGAT